TGCTTTGAATATAAAGCGTAAATATCTATTGCGCCTTCTTCGAAGTGTCTGTTCTTGGTGTGCGAGCCTCGGCGTAAGTCAAACCGCCATTTGCTGTGATTCTTTTCTTTTTTAGTTTTTGACTTTACTTGGCATTTATATAATTTATCTTCAAAATCAAAAATTATATCTGCCTCTGCGCCATGCGGAACAATAATTACTGTGTCTGAAACAAGGGCTAAAACGCTGGCAGTATAATATTCTCCGCTTCTGCCTAGTCGTTCTGTGACGCGGCCCATAGTTTTAAATCATTGTTGCAAAGATTCTGATATTGTTGGGCTTATCATATTTAAGATACGCTCTCTTGGATCTTCTTCTTTTTGGGTAGCCTCAAATGCTCTTAAATATGGCGCGGCTTGTAAAGGCCCTGTTACTAAAGGAGAAAATTGACCTGCGCGATATGCTGCTTCACCAACCAGTCTTGGCGTTTGGGCTAATAATATTGGTAGAACTTTAGAAGGTCCAGCACTTAAAGCGGCAACAAATGATATAGGTTGAGAAACTTGCTGCAACCCTTTTGGCGTAAAACCTGATAAATTTGATCCTGCTAATCTTTCCATTAAAAACGTATCAGAAACTTCATTCAATTTTTTTAACGAATCTTGTTTTGTTCCATATCCTGGTTGTTCTCGTAAAGAATTTTGTAATTTTTTTATTGTTGTATCAACGGCGGCTCTTGGTCCAAGACTTAGCGATTTTTGAATTTCATCTTGAACAATAGATGCTTTTTCAAAAGCATCCATAATTACGCCATACTCAGGAGATGCTTTTAATATTACATCTCTTATATCGTTTGCGGCTGTTGCAACAACAGCAGAACTATCATCTGCATCAAGTTTATTGTTGTATCTTTTTCTTGTTAATCTTTTTAATATGTCAGCTCCACTTACGTTGTGCATGTCTGGATTTTTTACAAAATCATCAACATCTTTTTTTACTCTATTTAAAACTGTTTTTGCACTATCACTTAAAACGAGAACACCGTTTTCTGTAAAAGTTTTTTCTGTTTTTTCTAAAGCCTTTAAAATATCATCTGCATCTATGGGAATCGAAGAAGCATTTAAACCAGCTTTATCTTGCATGTAATCATCCATTTTATTTTTTTCTAAAACTCGTAAAGCGTTACTTGCATCAAAAACTAAAGATGTTGGATCTGATGAAGTTTTCATAGATTCTTTGAATTTTTTTGCCGCCATACGTTTTTCTGGACTTAACGAAATACTTTTTTGTCCTGATTTGAAAGCAACGTCTACAGGAGCATCGCCAACTCCCGTCACTACACCTGATACTGTTTTTGCTACATTACCTGTTGTTCTAATAGCTTTGAGAGGAACTAAAGCAGGATCAAATTTTTGCGAAATATTTTTTGCAGCGTCTCCTATTTTTTCTAAAGAAGATACTTTAGTAATTTTTCCTGTTTTAGCTATTGCTGCTCCTCCACCGCTAAGAACTATAGTTGCGTCTGCTAAAAAACCCACAGGATCTTGAGCAAATGTATTTTTTATATTATCTATACCTCCGTATCTGTCAGCAAAATATTGACCAACAGCTTTAGCTACTTTTTCTTCTGGTTGTTCACCAGGTACAAATAGTTGAAAAACACCTAATCCTAAATCTTTTAAAGATTTGACTGTTTGAATAGGATGAATAAAAGGTTGAACTAAATCTTCACCAAATTGCAAAGCGCTTGGCAATAGATTTTCAGCAGCACTTTTAAAAACTTCTGTAGCTGTTATATCTTTGCCTTGTTCTAGTAATTTCTTTTTAACACCCTCTGGCAAATCTTCATATTCTATGTATCTAATAGCCATTATTCTAATACCTCGTCAAATGTTTTACCGTCAGGCGTTATATAAAATAATTTATCTCCTTCTACATCAATTAACTTACTGCCAGGAGGTGCGCCCTCTGGTAAGTAAGATCTAGGCGCAAAAGTTTTTAAATCTTTTCTTTTAAAAGCCTGTCCGTAATTTCCTGTATCTATAGCATAGTTATAAAATTCAGCTTGTTCATTGTAAAGTTCAATTTTATCTTGCAAGATTTCGTTTATTAAAGGAAACACTAAACTTGGATTCTGCAACATATTTACATCTCCACCTAAAGCATACAAAATTCTTTGCCAATCTTGTTCTGTTAAAACACCTGGGCCTGCTATTTCTAATCTGTTTGATCCAACTAAACCTTGTAAATTTCCTTGCGCTATTTTTTGCGCTACTTGTTGCTCAGTTAAATCGCTATCTCCTGCAATAGTTTTAATAGCAATTGTAATGTCATTCAATAATCTTTCCATACCTATTGGTGTTTTTCTTAAATTATCTAAATAACCATCCAACCTATCTATTGATTGACCTGTTTGTAATAATTCTTTACTTTCTTTTCTTACTTCTCCAATACTTTGATAAAGCCTTGTAGCTTCTCCTGCGGTAGCTGGCCTAATTCCAGGAAATAAATCCTTCATTTCTTGTAAAGAATAAGTTTGACCTGTTGATGGAGATTTAAAAAGAATTTTATTTCCAACAATTACTTCTCTAAATTGTGTTCCTGTTTTTGCGTCTTTCCATAAAGAACCAATTTTAGCAGTACCAGAAGAAGGTTCGTCTGGAAACATAATATCTGCTACGACATCTTTTCCAAACAGTTTATATATTGATTGTAATTGTGGATCTAATTTATCAAACTCTTCATCGAATTTTTGTTGCTGTTCTTGTTTTAATAAAGTATTTAGCCTACTTGGATCGCCCATCATAGCTTCTGTTCTAGCTAAATTTGTAGCGTATCTTTGTTGGTATTCGCCCAATCCTTGTGCTAATTCTTGTAAATCTTGTTTTCCTATACTCATGTAAAACCTTAATTATTTAAAAACCAGTATATTCTTATTCTTGTCCAAATAAATTTCCTATTGAGCCAAACGCTTGTTGTAATCCTCCTATACCACTTAGTAATCTGTCTTGCGTGCCTAATCTTTCTGACCCTGTTTCTGTAAAACCAGAGCGCATATCGCTTGTTGCTCCACTTAATAAACCAAATTGTTGTCCAGGGTATTGCAACGCTCTATCAAATTCACTTCTAGCAGCTCCAAGGGCTTGTTGTTGGAGGCCTTGTTGTAGACCACCAATACCTAATAAACCAGCCAATGCTTGTTGTTGCGCTCTCTCTTGACCTCCCAATAAGCCTGCTTGGAATTGTTGTTGCGCTAAACCTGCAGCAGCTCTTTGTCTAGCTACGTCGGCTTCACCAGATATATCAAACTCTTGCGCCCTCATACTTCTTGCAATATCAGCTTCGGCCATTCTTTGAGCTTGTTCAAAACCTCTTTGTCTCAAGTCTGCTGCTGTTCTAGCCCTTTGTTCAACATACGGTCTAGTTGCTTCGCCTTCTAATATGGCAGACCTAGAACCACCAAAAGCGCCTGCTCTGATAGCTCTATCTTGCGCTCCACCTCTAGCAATATCTTCTTGTCTTTGAATGTCTTGCATTGCCAAGTCAATAACTTGTTGTTGATAAGGTGATTGATATGCACCCAAATCAACATCTAATAAAGATCTTGCTTGTATTCTTCTTGGGTCTGCAAACTGTGGCGCTTGTTGTTCTAATAAAGTTTGTCGAAAAGCGCCTGGATCAAATCTACCTGCTTGTTCAAATAAACCTCTTTGGCCTTCAAACGCTGCTAATTGGTCTGGTGTAAAACCAGCAACCATTGGTCCTGTGTACGGAATAAAAGGTTGGTCTGCTAAACCTAAAGCTCTACCAAAAACTTCTTGTTGCCTAGCTTGGGTTGCTGGATCTAAAGCAGTTTCTGTAACTGTTCTTCCTCCTTGATCGCCTTTAAACGCTTGTGTAGCGCCAAGAAGATCAAATCCTGCTTCTATATAAGGTAATGCATCTGACATCTATAAATCCTTTTTTATTAAATATTCTTTTTCAAAACCAAGATGTTTTAGTTTTCTAATCCATCCTTTTCTGCCGCCACCGTATAAACGTTTTATACCGCCTCGGCGAGCAAAATCTTCTATATATGGTAACATTTCTTGCAATTCTTCGAAATCTCCACCACAAAATAATATGTTTAATCCTTTCATTTGGGGGAATAGAACAAACTGCGTAACTATAGCTGATCTTTCACCAGGCCATAAATGGAATAAACCTTCACGAATTTTATCTTCTATGTCGTCTATTGTATATGAATCTTGATATTTGACCGCTTTTTCTATGTAAGGTTTACAACGTTGCCATTGTTCCTGCCATTCAGGAAGTTTAGTCACCTTTTGCATATTCAACTACATTAAAAATTAAATCTATGTTTGCGTGATTAACTTGTGCTTTGATGATTTCGCCTTGTTGTAAAATTAAACCAGAATTAACAACTAATTCTATTGTTTCATGTGCGCTTATATTTTTTTCCTTAAATAAGAAAAACTCAACAGAACTTGTATCGGTTATTGATATATCTAAGTTTGTTTGTTGATTACCGTGATCGCAAGCAAAGATGCCTTCAATTACAGCAAAAGTAAAATCATCGCCTGTTGGCGCTGTGTAAATAGTTTGTTGCGTAGTAGCTGCAAAAGAATATTTAACGTTAGTAGCTCTTTGTATATATTGTTCTTTAGCGGCAATGTTCATTACCTTCTGCCTCTCTGCTTAACATCAGCTCTAATGTTACCTACTTGAAACGCTTGATCTGTGTCACCAGTAACTTTCATTTGCATTTGTCTAGCTGTAAACCTAGCATCGGTGTAACCGTCACTTGCAAACGTAAAAGATCCAAAGTCTGTTTCTGCGCCTAACGGCGTGTTTCTACCTTTGAAGCTAAGGGTTATGCCAGGCAAAGTTGTAGTTTTTTCATCAGGTATTAATTGGTTGACTTGTGCAAACCTATCGCCTTGCCCTATTTCAAACGGCCCTGTTTCACAAAACGGTTGCGTTGTTCCTAAATCTGGCGAGTTAAATAAAGTACCAAAGTCATGTTGAACAATATTGTTATTAGTATCGCCAGCTAACGGAAAATCAAAAGCACCTTCATCAATCCAACAACTTCTGCCTAATTCACCAACGCTCCATACGTTATCTAAGTAATTCCAAATAACGTATTTGTTAGGCGTTGATTGATTGCTGCCGCTTGGGAAAAACCACCATATCTCATTATGTTTTTGGTTGTGACCACCGCAAGTTGTTAATCTGTTTACTGTATCTAAGTCATCAAAAATAAAATCATGCACGTCTGATTTAATTTCTCTAACCGTACCATCATAAACAAAGAATGAGTTCTCTCCCATCCAAGCTAAAAAATCACCTGCCTGCACAATACATCTTCTGCTGATAGCTTTACAGTTTGTGCCTGCTTCAGCTATACCATATGTAAAAGGCGCTCCGACATAATACAAACGGTTGATACCAATGTCAGTAAAAATAATAATATCTCCTTTATATTTAACCGCATAATGAGCTTGACCTCCTGTTGCTATTTGTAAATCTCCTGCTGTGTTATTAGCAGCAGCCGTCCATGATGTGCTGTTTTCTCTTTCGCTCCATTGTATTTTTCTAGGATCGCCACCTGCACCAATACAGACAACGTGTCTTTCATTAGTAACAATAACTCCTAAATTATTTGTTGGTGCGTTAGCAAGTGTTGTTACAGAACTTGCAGAAGAAGGACTCCATTCAAATACTCTGCCATCACTAGCAGAGCATATAAGTAAGTTTTGTCCGAAGTTATCAAAAGAAAATGATTTAGTTTCAAAAGCTAGACCTGATTGACTTCGTGCATCTCCCCAATCTTCAACGCCGTATTGATATGCACCGTAACCCAATGGATTATTTTGACTATCGTTTGCGAAAGCTGGAGAAGTAATACTAGAAGTAACATTGTTTAGAGTGTCTTGGTATAAAACGTAGATCTTTTCTCTAGTACCAATACCTAAAACCCTTCTACCGTTATTATCATTATAGGCGTACATACCTATTGGCGTGCCGTCTAAAGCCGTAGCAAATAATTTTTCCCAACCGCCTATAGGTTTTAAGAAACCATTTTCAAAACGTACAAGATTACCGTCAACCCAACGAGTTTTGTTGGCGTATTCAGTTCCGTTTTTTACTATACCTGCTGGTGGTGTGATTGTTACTAGAGCCATTGTTAAGCATTTTCTAGTGCATCTACTTTTT